GGAAATATAGGGGCAAATCCACATTTGCTACGTAACTGATTCAATACTGGCTTTGGCTAAATGTTGGTTTGGGAGAAGCGGCAAAACGAAATGTGGGCAACGGGGAAAACCAAATCCCTGATATGTCTTTCTGGACGGTTACTGGTGGCAATGGAAATTTTGTGATTCGTCAACCTGACGGGCTAATCATTCAGATGGTTACTGTAAGTATAAGCGGTCCAGTGGCGATGAATGGAATGACTGATAATGCTTATGCCATTACAGGTTCTAATAAGTCTTATATTGCCACAGCCACATTGCCCTTTGTATTTCCTAATAAGGTGCTGGGCGTTATCCCTCTGGTATCAACAACAGCTTATGGTGGTGTATCCAGTAATATTACAGGTTCATACGCGACGGCGGTTTGTTCTTTTGCCGCTGTCAGGGGGAATAATACGATTGTGTTCAAAGTCGACAAACCACTGAATGCAGCCTTTCCTTCAGATACCAGCGTCTCAGCGTTAATCATTGGACGGTAAGAATGAACTCAGTATTCTTTTCACCCGCAAGTAAAAGTTTTTATCTGCAAGAATTGTTTCCAGAATATGAGGATGCGGGAACGCTTCCTGATGATGTTATTGAAATTACCAGAGAAACATATGAGCAATTTCTTGGGCTGCATCCAGAAGGGAAAGAAATTGGCGCTGACAGTTCAGGACGGCCAATATGGATTAATTCCCCGCCGCCTTCAAAAGAGGATGAGATGCTGGCGGCTGAAATGAAAAAGATATCTTTGGTTTCAGAAGTCAATACCTACATCAATACCCATCAGTGGCCTGGCAAAGCTGCTATTGGTCGTCTGAAAGGTTACGAGCTGGAACAATATAATTTATGGCTGGATTATCTGGACGCACTGGAACTGGTTGATACCTCCAGTGCTCCAGATATTGAATGGCCTACGCCTCCGGTAGTTCAGGCCAGATGACATCCGGCGCGGTACTGGTATCTGTTGCAGTCACCGCGTCAATGTAATCCAGCACAGCGTTAAGCCGGGTTGTTTCTGCCTGCGTCAGCTTCCGCCCGGCCTGCAATTTCAGCTGAATCAGACTAATGGAAGCCATAGCAGCATCAATCAGTGACTGGCGCCGTACTTCTGCCGCGTCTACTGCGGCGTTATGCTGTGCCTCAGTATCGGTCACCCATTTCTCACCATCCCATTTATCGTATGACGTTAACGGGGCGATAGTGGTTGTATTTTCAGGGTAATCACCCGGAACTGTGATTTCTTTTGATTCTCCTGTTTCGGTGCTATAGACGATTTCACCGCGATGGTCTGGCACATATTCCCATGAGTTAAAATCTGCAGAACGGCAAATTGCATAACCAGCTTTATATGAGCCAGGAGCATCTAAACAGGAACATGCCGGGATACCGACACCCACAGCAAGATATTCAGTTGATGTGGAAATATATTCCCGTGTTTCACCATCATAATTATAAACGGTAATGTCTCCGGCCTTTGTGGCGATGAGTTCATTATTTAATACAGCTTTACTTATCATGCAGCCCTCACAATATAATTAAAGGCGATGTTACGGGAGCGGGTTTCAGATGCTGTGCGAACTGAGCGAGATGCGTCGAATGTCCAGTTATAAGCGCCATAACCCTCAATAATTTCGGCTTCCTTTAGACCTGTAGATAATACTTGCCCATGTTGACTAAATGGCCCTGAACTAAGTACGTCTCTAAAAAGCTGGGTACGCCCAAAAGAACCAACAATATTCTGAATTGCATCATTCTGTGCAGATAATAAGTTACGACCAGAGTCAATCCCGCGCCCATCATCCCAGCCACGAATAAATTCACCGCGTAAATCTGGTAATTTTAATGTTGGGTAAGCCTTTGCCAGATTTGGGTACTTTTCAGAAGAAAATACTGCTCCGTTACATTTTAGCCACCCCGTTGGCGGAGTGGCTGAAGGCCACGGAACAGGCACACCAACCGGTAATGCAGAGCCTTCTCCCAAACCAAGGTATTGTAGAAGGGCTGAAACACTTTTCCCGCTGAGGTTAGTCAAAGTGGCATCGAGGGGCTGTTTCCCCGCCAGCGCGTTCATCACTGTTGTCGCAAAGTTAGGATCATTCCCCAGCGCAGCTGCCAGTTCATTCAGTGTGTCCAGCGCCTCCGGCGATGAACCAACCAGCCCGGCAATAGCTGCCTTCACAAATGCTGTAGTGGCAATCTGCGTATTGTTCACAGTCTGCGCCGCAGTCGGAGCCGTTGGCGTTCCGGTCAGGGCTGGGCTTGCCAGTGGTGCTTTCAGTGCCAGCGCATTGTTAATGGTGGTACTGAAATTCGGGTCATTATTGATAGCTGCCGCAATTTCTTTCAGCGTATCCAGCGTTGCCGGTGCGCCACCTATCAGGGCAAGAATAGCGGCCTGTACAAAGGCTGTACTGGCAATCAGGGTGCTGTTGTTTCCTGCCGGTGGCGTTGGCGTTTTAGGCATGCCTGTCAGAGTCGGACTGTCTTTTGGTGCATATTGCGAATGAGGATCAACCGCAGCAAGATGCTTTGCCATCAGGTCATCCACATACACCTTAAGTTCCAGCACCTTATCATCCACATATTTGCGGGTTGCCAGAACCACAGCGGGGTCAATTTTCAGGGTGATGTTATCCGTGCTGCTGGTAATCAGTACCATTCGCACGGTCTGCGTGCGTCCGCTGCCCTCCGCCAGCTTCGGCTTGTAGCTCTCCGGGCAGTTTCCCACAGCAATTAGCGCACCTGTTTCATCAAACAGGCCGACTTCACGAATCCACCACCCGCCCTCATTTTCCGGGATCACCTGCTCAGCAATAATCTGGCTGCTGTTCTGTGGGTCGATATACAGCATATTCAGCGCTGCGCGGCGTTCCTCAGCCACTAACGCGGTCTGTTGCGCGTTGGGTGTGGGCAGCATACCACCACCGCTGCCCACCGCCATATGGGTAATTTTTAGTGGGACACCGAGCGCGGCGGCGCTTACCAGTTTCGCCGCGCCGATATCCGTCAGCAGGGTGTAAAATTTTGCGCTCATGGGTTCACTCTCATCGTGTCAATAACATGGACCGCCCCGCCCTCATAAGCGGTGCCGCCGGAAATAATGGTTTCGTTGATATACGGGTAGATCGTGATTTCTTCGCCGGTGTAGGTGGCTGCGCCCACAAAATACGGGCCACCTGTCTGCAGGTTGATGGACATACCAACCAGGTGACGGCTGCACGGTTTGGCGTCACCGATCAGGCGCTCCAGCTCCAGATAGGTTTCTTCTGTTATGCCCTGGTCCTGCACGCCAATATCCAGACGGAACGTCCCTGGTATTTCGCCAGTCTGCCACCACTCAATGATGCGGATCAGAAAGCCGAACGGCTCCACCACGCGCCGCACGGCGCTGGTTGTCCCCTTGTGCTGATGGATATAAAAAGCGTCCTGCACAACGCGGCGCTTGACGCTTTCTGTCCAGCTCTCATCCCAGCGGTCAACAGAAAACGCCCATGCCAGATAAGGCAGGAATCTGACCGGGCAGATTGACGGATTCCACAAATCACGCAGCGATACCTGCAGATCGGAAATCCCGCTGCAGGTCTGCGCCAGTCGGCGCTCAAGCGGCGACGAACCCGGCGGCAACAGGCTATTCATCCGTGCCCCCGTTGATGATGCTCCATTCAGTACAGGATGCCGCCTGCGTCTTATCCAGCACCACATCACCCTGCGGGGACGCCAGCTCCACACGCTGGACGCCCTCCACATGCAACGCGGCATAAATGGCGCTGCGGCGGATATCGCGTCCCAGCCGCGTCTGACTGGCGATGTATTTCTGCAGACTGGCTTTTGCTTCTGCCATCACCGGCTCAGCCTCCGGCCCCGGATAAAGGAAGATCGTTGCGTCCACGCTGTACGGAATAATTTCTGCGCTGCGCACCGTCAGGCGGTCTGCCACCGGGCGAACTTTTTCACTGTTAAGCGCCTGCTCAACCACCGCCAGCAGGTCAGCCCCTGCCGTACCGTCCCCCTCACGGCTCAGCACGGTAAGCACCACCTCTGCCGGTGCCGGACTGGTTGCGCTGGCATCAGCCACCCGCCCGTCGGCACTTCTGGCGTGGAACTCATAGGCTCCCGTCGGCCCTGCAACGGACAGCCCCTCAAATGCTGCAGGAATGCGCTGGCGTAATGCTTCATCACTTTCCATCACTGCGGCGACCGGCGGCACCGAGTCATTATCTGCAGGGACTACCGTCAGGCGCTTCACGTTGCAGTTACCTGCCAGTTGTTCAAGGTCATTTCCCATGGAATAGGCCACCATGACCGCCTGCGCAGCCTCATTAATTCGCTGACGCAGCAGGATTTCGCGGTAAGTATTTTCCTGCAGCAGTTTGGTGACAGGTTCTGACTCCAGCGCTAACGTGCGCATAACAGCCTCCTGTTCATCAGCCGGATGGAGGGCCACAAAGGCGGCCTTGCGTTCTGCCAGCAATGCCTCAAAGTCCGGCACATCCACAATCTGCGGCGGCGGTAGCCGGGAAAGGTCAATGACTGCCATTGTCTGCTCCTGTTGATACGGAAAGGGAAACCGGTGCGCCGTTATTGCCGTGTCCGGTAAGTTCAACCACCATAGAGCCATCAAAATTGCCGTTGATGGTGATGGAGTCCAGCGTAAGGCGCGGCTCCCAACGGTTCAGCGCCACATAGACCGCAGACATAATCTGCAGGCGCAGCGCCGGGGTCTGCGGCTGGTCTATCAGGGCAGACAGCAGGGAACCATATTCCCGACGCGCAAGACGACTGCCCTGCGGCGTCAGCAGAATATCCCGCACCGACTGGCGCAGATGGTCTGTATCTGCAATGGTCTGCCCGTCATTCCTGCTCATACCGATATACAACGTCATACCGGTCCCCCCGTGTTGTCGCCGCCTTTCAGAACGCCAGTATGCTCATGGTCATCAACTACGATCCCGTTAGAACTCATTGCGCCGCCGCCCTGGGTGACGCCGCCATTGATCACCACCTCGCTGTTAATGCGCGTGGTGTCAGCCTCCACCACAAACTCACCGGTTTTGTAGGTGACACTGTCTGATGCCTCGATCACCATGGATTTGATGCCCCTGACATGCCACCGTCCGGTGGCGGGTTCATACTCAAACCATCCCCCGTCCGGGTACTCCGTCACGCAGCCGTCCACGGAATCCGACGGTGGCGGAAACTGATTGGAGTAGATAGCGGGCAGCACAAAAGCGGTTTCCAGATTGCCGCCCATGCTCAGCAACACCACCTGCTCATCCGGCGACGGACACCACCATGTACGGGCACCACCGGCGCGCAGCGTCAGCCAGTTAATCCAGTTAGTTTCAAGCTCGCCCACTTTCACCCGACACAGCCACTTTTTCCGGTCCACTTCGGTCACAGTGCCGGTACGGATCAGATTGGTGATAAGGCGCATGATTTCGGTAAGTTGTGTGTTCATACTGCCTATATTGAACATTTGAAATGATTCGTACGAACCAGCATAATTGTGTTATAGCTGGTACAAACAGTTGATAAGTTCGACTCAACCAAAACAAGGAGTAAGTTGATGTATAAAATACAAAGCATCGCTATCAATGGTTTTTGGCAAAGATTAAATGCTCTTTGCTCTTTTAATGATGATGTAAACATCATCATTGGAAGGAATGGAACCGGCAAAACAACTTTTATGAATATTTTGCATTCAATTTTATCAATTGACCTTGATGGCATTAACAACAATGATTTCAATAGTGCCGAAATAAAACTAAAGGACAAAAAGAAAACTAAGACAATAAAAATTAAGAAAATCGAGAGTGATACATCACCGTTCTCTAAAATAGAGTATCAACTTTCATCAAAAAAACATACCATCCGACTATTCAACGCCGATGACAGAAGAATCTCCCTCAGTTATAGACGCAGAGCACAAGAAGAGACTGAGGAGTTAAGAGCAGAATTAGCAAAACTGGTTTCACTCTCATCTTTATCCGTCTATAGACTAAGGAATAGTGACGACTTTGAGGTTAGAGACAAATACGGCTCTCGCTTTATCAACCCTGTCGATTATAAACTATCAGAATTAATGCAGGAATTAACAAAATATCAACTTGAATTATCTCAACGAGCGAGAGATATTGCATTAGAACTTCAAAAAGAAGTTTTAGCATCTATTCTATATAGTAAAGATGATATTGATGATAAGGCGTACAACATTCAATTTAACAAGGAGGAAGAAAAACAAAACCTTTTAAGTGCGTACACACAACTAAACGCTATTGATATGAATGTCCGTCGGAAAATAAATTTCCATGTTGACACTATTGATCACACCATTGCAGAATTAAAACAAAATAAAAAAGATGGTTTTGACATCCGCTCAATTGAAGCGCTAAGAAAGACACAAAAAATAATTAGAATGTCTTTAAAATCTAAAGAAAAAACATCTTTAGTTTTCGCTCCCATTGAACAATTTTTAAGTATTTTAAAAGAATTTATTACTGATAAGGAATTTGACTTTCAAGGCGGAATACTTTCCATAAAGAATACTTACGGACCAATAATTCAGGAAAATTTATCTTCAGGTGAGAAGCAATTACTTATTTTATTCATAGAAACCCTATTACAAAGAGAAAAACAATATATTTTCCTAACAGATGAGCCTGAACTCTCCCTACATATTCAATGGCAAAGAAACATTATCCCAGCAATCAAAAAACTCAATCCCAATGCACAAGTAATAGCTGCCACACATTCTCCAGAAGTAGCTTCAAAATACAGGAGTGCAATTTTTAACATGGAGAAACTTGTCAATGTCCAATAATGAGATTCGAACAGATAACTTTAATTGGTCTGACGAGGCGGAAAATGTTATCAGCATGTTTTATGATGCTGATATCATGGTATATGTTGAAGGTGAGGATGATATTGGATTTTGGGAAATAGTTTTCAAAAAAAATGGTCGACTAAGTGTTGAAGTGCAAGAAGTTGGAGGGTGTGAAGCATTAGAACCTTATATTGAGCGAATCACATCAGGACAAATAAACGCAATTGTTGCCCGCGATGCAGATCTGAATCATTTTTCATCCAACTTAGTAAATCATACAAACATCATCTATACAAAAGGTTACTCAATTGAAAATACTATAGTCGATGAGAAAGTCCTATCCCGTGTGTTAAAACACATGGGAAGATACAGTGCCAAAGAAATCCAAGGAATAAATATAAACTCCTGGCTATTAGAGTTTTATAACAATATTGAAGACCTAATTGCCTTAGATATTTACAATCATTTAAATCAGCGTGGCTATTCCGTAGTAGGTGATTCATGCGATAGATTTATGCAATCAAAAAACTCTTACAAAACATGTCAAGATAAGATAAATGCTTATATTCAAACCCTTCCTGATGATTTCAGAAATGTAGGGTTAGCAGAAAAAAACAACATTCAATTTCCTGCCAACACTTGCATAACGCATTGGATAAAGGGGCACTTTCTATTCTCAGCATCATTAAGATTCATAACCAATTACTTAGCTAAAAATGAGAGAAAAACTGCAATATCAAAAGATAGTTTTTATTCAAATATGCTAACGGCCTTTGAATTATTCTTTACTGAAGAACATGCGGATTATGATTACTACAATCAAAAAATATCACTAATTTCATAGAGTTATGGCTGGCAATTAGCCAGCCATTTGGCTTTACTATTTTTTACCACGATACATTATGTATTAAATAAAGACATAATTAATATATTTTTAATGCAATCATTATTCTCATTGAATCCAAGTAACCTTCGTTCTCTATAAATTACTAATGGTCCATTGCGGCTAACACGATCACGTAAGCCGTAATGGTGTACCCGAGCGATACGCTGCACTTGTCCCACAAACTGCACGCTCGCAGAGTTCGCGCTCGCTGCAGCTTTCAGGTATTTGGTGGTGCGAAGTTTTGCAAACATCTGGCGTTTGATGCGCCCCTTTTTGCTGCGGGCTGTTACCCGGCGCGGCTCGTAGCCGGTTCCGTCGGGGTTGCGCTGCAGGCGGATGTTGTTCTGCTGATTTCGACGCAGCTGCTGCGCCAGTTCACACATCATGTGCTGACGCGCAGCCGGCTCCAGATTCGCCAGCAGCGCTGTCAGCCACTCATCCACTTTATGCAGATTTTCCACGTTTCACCGTCCACATTTCTTCTGGCTCGTCGGGTTCTGGCTCCGCCTCAACCGTTGAGATACCGCCGTCAGTGCTGACCAGTACACGCTCCGTCAGTTGCAGATTCAGGCTGATATCGCACACATCATTGCGCAGAATATCCACTTCAAAGGTGAACAGTTTTTCGCGCAGCTCCGGGTTGTTGATGGCGTCCGCCTGATTTTCGCTGAGCCACAGCAACACGGGAGCCATCAGCAGATTCTGGTCGCCGCTGAAATCCTCGATCACAACGTTCAGGGTGTAGCGGTATTCCCATGACATAGAGCTGGCACCGGTTGCCACCAGTGAGCCGTTATCAACGAAAAGGTGCAGCTTATCCGGGTTGTTGCGGACATACGCCACCGCTTTATTCAGGGCGCTGCGCAGGGACTGCGGTTTGTTCACTGTTTCGCTCCTGACACGCAACTATCGTGTCGACTTTGTCAGCACAGACCGCCCAGGCGGCCTCTGTTTCATCCAGCGCCGCATTCAGATCACCGTTACTGCGCGGCGCTGACCTTTCCAGGCGGCACTGCGTCACTCTGGGACAGCCATTCACGGTAAGCTGCACCTCCGGCAAGGGCCGGACGTTCACGCAGCCTGATAATGTCAGCAGGCAAAGGAGTGTCAGCCCAGCGGCGCAAATCCTCGTTTTCACGTTTCAGTTCCTCGATCCGGCGCTGGCGGCCTCGCAACAGTGCGGTGGTCTGTTCCGCTGCCGCATAAAGCCGAGTCTGCTCCCGGCTGTTGGTTTCGGTCAGAATGGACAGGCCGACCAACTGACTGTTTTTCTTCGTCAGTTCCTGCGTTTTGTTTTTCAGCGCCGTGCCCTGCGTCTCAATGATGTGACTGGCATTGTTAAGCCGCCACGACTGCCAGCCCAGCGCAATAAGAACCAGCGCCAGCCCTAAAATCAGTACGCGATTCATTCCCGCAATGCCTTTAATTCATCCTTGATTGCCAGGCCAATGGCAACGGTAGATACATAAACCAGCCCCGTCAGTTTCCACCCGGCAAGCAACATCACAAAGGCAACAGCCAGACGCAGATACCAGGTGAGATTGATTGCGTCCATCATCCTTAATACCCTCCCCAGCAGGAATCTGACCTTTAGCCGGTCATTACCTGTCAGAGTGCAGGAATAAAGCCCGGCAAAGCAGACCAGAGAAAACGCGGCAAACTCAAACCACATGATCAGCGCCAGGGGGAAAAGCGCATGGGAGGCAGGGAAAATCACATCAACCATTACAAGAAACGCCAGAACCGAAAGCGGCAACCAGTAACTTTTTAACCATTTCATTTCAGGACGCTCCCTTTAAGCACCAGGCCATTTCCCGCGCGCGGCGGTTCTCCAGACCTTTATTTTTCACACCGTTAACATAAATCCAGCGCGGTAGCTGGTTGCATGCCTGCCACCACTGCTGGCGATTGATATATGACACCATGGTTGACCTGCAGATCGCGCCGGTCCCCACATTGAAACCAATACTCACCAGCGCATCGTAGACATGTTGCGGAGGCTTAACCGTCAGGCAGGCGTCCAGCCTTTTTTCAGTCAGTAGTACATTGTTTATTAACCCCTGCGCCGCCTGCCGTTCCGTGATAGCTTTCCCCGGCACCACACCGGACGTATTGCCGATCCCGTCAGTCCAGGCGCCCGCGCTGCACTGATAAGGCTGCAGGCGGCATCCCTCGTAATCGGCGATCAGTTTCAGCCCCTCAACGGAAGTTTTGAGCGACTGAAAACCGGGCAGCGTGGCGGCGATAGCCAGCACAGCCCCGACAAGACAGCGCTTAACGATTGAAGGATTCATATTCCCCCCGTGAAATTTTGCCATCGCGCAGCAACCTGAAAGACTGGTGTTTGTAGTACCAGTTGATAGCCAGCATCAGCACACCAATCAGTACGCCTCCAACCGTTGATGCATCCTTGAGTGACAGATCGCCCAGCCATGCCAGCAGCACGGCGATGCAGTAAGTAATAAAGGCGCTGATTCGTTCAAGCGTCATAATTCAGTCCCATAGCTGGACGGTCTGCCCCGTGGTTGACGCCGTAATGTCCGGCAGTTCCACCTGCAGCCCGTGCGGTAAAAATGGGCCGTACTCTGCCAGCCCCGGATTTGCCTTCAGAACCTGCTCAGTGACCCCCTGCGTGCGCCCGTAATGACGCCAGCAAAGCGCGTCCACCGTGTCATACTGATGCGCACGCACTTTCATCAGATAAGCTCCACCGTACAGTGCGGCGCATCCTGCACCCGGCTGATGGCCCAGCGGGCATCACGCCACAGATCGCCGCTGGCCTCCGCCAGCTCCTCCCCCCGTTTCACACCTGATGCCGTGGCGTCATAGTCCTGATAACGCTCATTGAGCACAGCGCGCGTCCAGCAAAAAACGGCGTTATGGTAGTGCCGGATACGCTCGCTTTTACCGTCCAGCATGTCCGCCGGAACCTCAGCCAGTGCCCGGTAGCCCAGCAACTGCTGGCGGTTGCGGAAGTCGTACAGCTCAGCGTTAACCTCAGAAATAGCCGTCAGCACAACCTGCTTTAAACGCGACTGCGTCACCGTGCCGTCAGTTCGCATCACACTGCGAAATTCCGACAGGTCCACATCAGGCCAGAACGGCGTATTTTTGATGACCTCCGCCTGCTCCGGTGCCTGTTCGGGCGCAACAAACTTCATGCGGCTTTCTCCTGAATAAGTGGGCGGTGGACGGAATTTTGATGTGGCAGTGCCTTTCGCCATCCCGTGCCGCCCGTGCGCGGGGCACGTTCGTTAGCGGCTGTCATTGCGCAGTCTGCGCTCCAGCTGCTGCTTTTCTTTTTTCACACCGCAGCGGGGATCAAGCTGCAGCGCATGGGTAAGGTGATTCAGGGCAGACGCCGGGTTGCTTTCGCTCAGTACAGCGCCGATGGCTTTATGCAGGCGCGCCCGCGACTGGTCCGGCATATCAAGATCGGTGGTCAGGTCCAGCGTCTGCAGAAGCAGATCAGCATCAAAACCGGCAGCGGTAAGCAGAGCGCTTTGCGCCGCGTCTGCCATTTCTTCTGCCAGCACGGTCTGCACGTTACGGTTGCCCAGCGGCATCACCCAGCCATGGAGCAGTGCATGGCGTCCGATTTCCAGCGCACCGGCATAATCACCGGCGTCGATACGCCACAGCATCACGTACATCAGCACGTCATCCTGCTGCGCACCTCCGGCAGCCAGCACGCCCTCCGCCCAGGCGGAATATTTCGGCAGCAGTTCCACCTTGATTTCCGCCTTTTTCACCGTGGACTGAACGCCCTTGAGGCGGCGGCGGTCTTCTGCCAGCTGCAGCAGCATCAGGTCATAACCCGACGCATGGCGAACACTGCCGCCCTCACGGGCGGCCTGTTCGGCCTGAATGCGCAGGCGGTGTTGCCGTGCGGGACTCAGGCTCATGCGTTACTCTCCGTTTCCTGTTTCTACTGCAGGCGGGGTGAAATCACCGATTTCGATGTTTTCAACCAGCGCCGCGCAGCGGTAGTCCTCGACCACATACGCCTCGTTGACGGATTCAAAGTTTTCAATCCGGTCACGTTTCGGGTTGTCGATAACTGAACGGCGGCGGGTGTCTTCCTGCCAGTAGATGGACAGGTTATCCAGACGGGTGATCAGCAGGGCATTTGCCGGGAAGAAAGGCGCGCGCACAGCCTGCAGGCCGCCCATGCGTTTCTGGCTGATGATCAGATCGGCGGCGATTTTCTCGCTGTTGTCCTGCTCTTTGTTGACCAGCGGGAAATACTTGTCAGACAGCAGTTCACGTCCGCAGACAACAACCAGCTCGTCATCATCCTGATACTCCACATCGATCAGCTCGTTGACGGTATCCATCACCACCGCGTCAAGATTTACATACTTACCACCCGGACCTACTTTTACCGGTTCTGCAGTAGTGGTGCCGTCTTCTGCGGTTTTGCTGCCCATGACGTGATCCGGCGCGTCTTCGCGGATTTTCTGCAGCCAGCCTTTATTGACGTCCTGCAGCAGCGGGTTTTCAGCACGGTTGGAGGTTTTGGCGCGCTTCACGCCGTTAAAGCCGATCATGATGCGGTCCAGCGCCTGACGCTTGACGATGGCGTTGCGAATACGCACCTGGAAGTCCTGGAATTTCGCCCACATGTCCAGTTTTGCGTAGGTCAGCACCGTATCAAAGTTGGTCTGCTCGCATTTGTATTCCACATCTTCCATCAGCGTCGGATCGGTAGGCTCGCGCTCTTTGGTGGTGGTATCGGTGGTTCCGGCAATGGTGCTTCCCACGCCCAGCCCCAGCAACTGACCGGACTGCTCAGTGACCGGCGTGATGTTAATCAGCGTCAGGAAAGCGGCGGACTGCTGGATCTGGTCTTCCAGCGTCTGCTGCACGGACGGCTCCACGGTAAACTTGCTGGACAGTTCTTCAACCTCCACACCGTTCAGGCGCGCCAGTTGCTGCAGGTAAGCGTTAAAGGCAAAGCGGGTTTTCTTTTTCATCGGGTTTTATGCTCCATCAGCAATTGGTCAGGGTGCCTGCCAGTGCGTCACCGCCCGGCGCGCGCTGGCGGTAATCCTTGCGGCTGTCTTCACGGCTCAGCTGCTGCTGTAACTCGGCAAAGGCGGCCTGTTGTTCCTGCAGGGAGGACTCCAGCTCAGAAAGGCGCTTGTCCTGTTCTGACAGGGATTTATCAGTGCGTTCGCTCAGGTTCTGCTGCTCGGTGGCGACCAGTTCCACGGCTTTATGCACATCAGAGAATCGCGCATCGTCGGTCTGCTCTTTTTTGGTGAACAGCGCGGTGACGCGGGCAAAGAGGGATGGCTTTTCGTCCTGGGCTTCTTCCAGTTCGATCTGCGTTTCTTCGGCAGCGGTAAACAGGTTTTCAGGGTTCTGCTTACGGTTTGCCAGCGGGTTATGGGCGGCGCTGGCGCTGAATACCAGCATTTCGGTGCCGAGACTCGCCGGATCGTCTGTTGCCGCCAGCCCCACAAGATAGGCTTTGCCGGTGTCGGCAAACTTCGGGCTGACCTCCATGGAGGTAAACAGCTTCTGGCCTTTTTTCACTAGGGCCACCAGGGAGTCCGTCGGTTCAACATCGGCGTAAAGTGCCATCTTGCCCGCCAGCGGACCGTCCTGGATTTCTTCTGCAACCAGCGCAGTCACTTTGCCGTAACGGTTGAATGCACTGTCCGGGGAATAAGACTTGATGTGTTCCATGTTGATCAGCGCGGTATAGACCGTCGGATTGTAGCTGGCAGCCATCTGTACCAGCCATTCACGCTGGATTTCGCGTCCGTCGGTAGTGGCGCCTTCCACCCCGATACGGAAACGTTTTGCTTTCACTGTCATGAGCCGTGCTCCGTTAGAAATAACTTACTGGAGCCTTATGTTTGCGGTGATGGGGGGAGTGAGACAACGCGCTGTATTTGTACGGTAAACCACACAAACTGCAGCCGGGGAAAGCCGCCATCCAAGGCCGTATGTTTGGGCCATGAACACGACACTGACCCCCGCAGACCTCGATCCCCGTCGGCAGGCCATGCTGCTGTACTTTCAGGGATACCGCGTAGCCCGCATTGCTGAAATGCTGGGCGAAAAAGTTGCAACCGTTCACAGCTGGAAGAAGCGCGACAAGTGGGGCGACTATGGGCCGCTGGATCAGATGCAGCTCACCACCGCCGCACGTTACTGCCAGCTCATCATGAAGGAGCAGAAAGAAGGGAAAGACTTCAAGGAAATTGACCTGCTGGCGCGCCAGTCAGAGCGTCACGCCCGGATCGGAAAATTTAACGACGGCGGGAACGAAGCAGATTTAAACCCGAAAGTAGACAACCGTAACAAAGGTCCGCGCAGGCAGCCGGAAAAGAACGTTTTCTCCGACGAACAGATCGAAAAGCTGGAAGAAGTCTTCCATGCCTCAATGTTCGACTATCAGCGTCACTGGTTTGAAGCCGGAAAAACAAACCGCATCCGTAATCTGCTCAAGTCGCGCCAGATTGGCGCCACGTTTTATTTTGCCCGTGAAGCATTGATTGACGCCCTGCTGACCGGGCGCAACCAGATTTTCCTTTCTGCCAGTAAGGCGCAGGCGCACGTTTTTAAGCAGTACATCATCGACTTTGCCAAAGAGGTGGATGTTGAGCTGAAAGGCGATCCCATGGTGCTGCCCAATGGCGCAGCTTTGTACTTCCTCGGCACCAATGCCCGTACTGCGCAGAGCTACCACGGCAACCTGTATCTTGATGAGTATTTCTGGATACCGAAATTCCAGGAGCTGCGCAAGGTGGCCTCCGGGATGGCCATTCACAAAAAATGGCGACAAACCTACTTTTCCACGCCGTCCAGCCTGACTCACAGTGCCTATCCGTTCTGGTCCGGTGCGCTGTTTAATCGGGGCCGCGCCAAAGCGGACAAGGTGGATATTGACCTGACCCACAGCAACCTTGCGCGCGGCCTGCTCTGCCCTGACGGACAGTACCGCCAGATCGTCACCGTGGAGGATGCGGTGCGCGGAGGCTGTAACCTGTTCGACCTGGACCAACTGCGCATGGAGTACAGCCCGGACGAATACCAGAACCTGCTGATGTGCGAATTTATTGACGATCTGGCGTCAGTATTCCCGCTCAGCGAGCTGCAGGCGTGCATGGTGGACAGCTGGGAAGTCTGGACCGATTTTCAGGCGCTGGCGCTGCGCCCGTTTGGCTGGCGGGAAGTCTGGATCGGTTACGACCCAGCGAAAGGTACGCAGAACGGTGACAGCGCAGGCTGCGTGGTTATGGCACCACCCACTGTACCTGGCGGAAAGTTCCGCATTCTGGAGCGTCATCAGTGGCGCGGGATGGACTTCCGCGCCCAGGCTGATGCCATCAAAAAGCTGACGCAGCAGTACAACGTGACTTATATCGGCATCGACTCGACCGGCGTCGGTCACGGTGTTTATGAGAACGTAAAAGCGTTCTTTCCTGCCGTGCGGGAGTTTGTCTACAACCCCAACGTCAAAAACGCCCTGGTGCTCAAAGCGTACGACATTATCAGCCACCGTCGTCTGGAGTTTGACGCCGGGCACACTGACATTGCGCAGTCCTTTATGGCAATCCGCCGTGCCACTACCGCCAGCGGCAACCGCCCTACCTACGAAGCGAGCCGCAGCGAAGAAGCCAGCCACGCAGATTTGGCCTGGGCAACGATGCACGCACTGTTTAACGAACCGCTGCAGGGCGAATCCGCCAATACCAGCAATATTGTGGAGATTTTTTAATGAGTGAACACGACGCCCTGACCAGTACCGCGCCAGTACAGGAAGCCGCGCAGCAGAAGAACACAACTCAAGCCGAAGCATTCAGCTTTGGCGATCCTATCCCGGTACTGGACCGCCGCGAACTGCTGGACTATGTGGAATGCGTGCAGATGGACAAATGGTATGAGCCGCCCGTGAGCTTTGACGGCCTGGCTCGCACCTACCGCGCCGCCGTGCATCACAGCTCACCGATTGCCGTTAAGCGCAACATCCTGACCAGCACGTTTATCCCGCATCCGCTGCTGAGCCAGCAGGCATTCAGCCGCTTCGTGCAGGACTACCTAGTGTTTGGTAATGCCTATCTGGAGAAACGGACGAACCGGCTGGGCGGCATTCTGTCACTGGAGCCATCGCTGGCGAAATACACCCGCCGCGGGACCGACCTCGACACTTACTGGTTTGTGCAATACGGCATGACCACGCAGCCCTACGAGTTCACCAAAGGCAGCATCTTCCACCTGATGGAGCCGGACTTAAACCAGGAGATTTATGGACTACCAGAATACCTGTCCGCTATCCCTTCCGCCCTTCTGAATGAGTCCGCCACGCTGTTCCGCCGCAAGTACTACATCAACGGCAGCCACGCGGGCTTTATCATGTACATGACCGACGCCGCGCAGAACCAGGAGGACGTGAACAACATCCGCCAGGCCATGAAAAGCGCCAAAGGGCCAGGCAACTTCCGCAACCTGTTTATGTATTCGCCCAACGGGAAGAAGGACGGCATTCAGATAATCCCACTATCAGAGGTAGCGGCAAAGGATGAGTTTCTGAACATCAAGAACGTGAGCCGCGATGACATGATGGCAGCGCACCGTGTGCCGCCACAGATGATGGGGATCATGCCAAGCAATGTTGGGGGTTTTGGGGATGTGGAAAAGGCCAGCCTTGTTTTTGTAAGAAACGAACTAATCCCCCTCCAAAAAAGGCTGCAAGAACTCAATGATTGGTTACAAGAAGATGTAATACGCTTTGAACCCTACAAGTTAAATTTAGGTGATGAATAGTAATCACCTACTCATCAACAACAATATTCAAACAGGCCGCTAATCATGCGGCCTTAATTTATTTACCAATTTCGACCAGGAGCCTTTAACCATGTAGAACAAGAATAATTTAATGAGGCCCAAGATTTTTGTAAACGAGCAACAAAGATCACATCGTTACTATCAACATTTGCTTTAAGTCCATCACGCAATTGCGCTGCAGAAAGCGTGGTATCGATTAACCAAAAGGATTCTAAATGTTTGCAGTAGTCAAACTTTTTGAGATAGGTAAAAACATCATCATAGTTCTTGCCTGGAGCTTTCAAGTCATACGTTACACAATAGACCGCCATCTTTTATGCTCCGCACTTTTTATCATTTGGAGAACATCTTAATCGACGACATCTGCGACAATATGATTGTGGAATCAAACGTTCCCCTTCCATCATTCTAAAACCAAATACCTCTTCAATTTTGTTCAGATCACCACTTGCAGCGACCCCACAACAAGGACAATAAGCTTTAACTTGATACGGCATGTTTATCTCCATTTCACATGTTTTGAGTAGAGTAATCTATCCGTCCAAGCAAAAATGAGACATAGCTCTTGAAAGCTGTCCCAAACCAACCAGCGCGCGCTCGTATCCCCGCCACGCCTGCCCGCTTTGTGTAGTGGTTTTCATGCACCTGCATGACATAAGCAAAAGCCCGCCAGTTCTGGCGGGCCTGAGCAAAAACGATCCTCAAACGATCATGCGATTTCATGCGGCATAGACATGCACAACAGCGCTAACGCCTCGCGTGGCTCGTTGTTCAACCTTGCGGACGGTAAAAACCAGTTTTATCGTCCGCAACGTTCGCTAATGTAACCAGCTGTCGTCCTCCCAGACCTGCTGCATTATTTCCATCACTCGCTTTTTATCTTCATCCAGTTTTAACCCGCTCAGCTCAACGCCGTTGGCGCTGCCCTTACGGATACGAATTGCTGTTTTGGGATACAGAGGGCGCAAATTACGGTAAAGCTCGGATTCAAGGGCGTCCAGTGTAGCCTGGCTAATCTTCTGCTCTTTATCGATCATTATTTCAATGCGCATACAGATTCCCCTTAACTGGTTACATCCATTGACCGGCAGTATTCATGGCTGCGGATTTTCGCCATCAGCTCGTCGGTCAGTTCGGACACCCACTGGATAGCCAGCCGCTTTTCTTCGTCGCTACACTCACTAGCCGCTACAAGCTTGATAAAAAAATCAATGCGCTGGAGCTTCAACGACTCCAAAAGATAATCCTGCATTTTCCCTCCTATCACCACCTCGGATATACAACAACTGTATATATATCCACTGTTTATAATTACAGTATAGTAGGAATTTGCGAATGTAAACCGTTTTTTATCTGTCAATTAGATCGCTCTGATGCGGATCAATAAGAGCAAGAATTGTTAAAGCTGCGGCATCAGTACCACTGACGCCATTTGTCATCTTCCTGCAGACGGTGGTTGCGGTAAATAATACGCAGCCCGGCACCTGACGGAATACTGCCGCCGCGCAGAAGCAGGTCAATCTCTGACTCGCTACCATCGAACCCTCTGGAACTCAGTTCTGCCTCAAGCTGCAGGCGCTGCTGATCCGAAATAGTCTGTTTATATGCTTTTTTCCGCTTCGGTTTTACCAGCCTTAACCTGGCTGTCAGCTCCCGCCGTTCCTTCTGGCCCATGTTGTGGAGATATTCCTGCAGCTCCCTCTCATCCATAGTTTTAATATCGGGTAAATCCCCCCCTGATTTGTTCAGATTTTCAACAGGGGGACAGTTATTGCCACGAGTCCAAGGGGCGCAAGCGCCCTGGTCGGCTGCCGCCTCCTGAACATCAACGGCCTTACGAACCTTTTTCCACTTCACCGCGTGCGTGCAAATCTTGCCCTCTGCAATCGGGGACCAGATGCCATAGATACGGATACCGTGATCGCCGTAGGCGCTCGGTTCGTCGTTAAGCTCATAAGCCGTGCGGACAAGGTGATGTTTGCGGGGAACCAGCACGCCGCCCTGCTTCATGATGTAGGTGGCAAAGCAGCCCGCATCAGCCGCCGCCAGTACCGCATCCAGACGCGGATTATCCAGTACCGGCGCACCCGCTTTGCGTTCGCCCTGCACTCTCGCCACCTGACCAGCCAGCAAGCGCAGCTCGCGGTATGCCTGACGCCCTGGAATACCAAAGAAACGAAATTGCTGGACACGGTGCAGTGACGCCCAGGCGCTGACATGCTCGGCACTGTCACGCAGCGATCTGCCGGTTTCTTTGCTGATTTCTTTAGCCAGCCCACGCCCGTCGATGTTCTTGCTGATGTATTTGGCGATGTAGCTGGTCGGCGTGCCCTTGCGCGGGTTGATTAGCTCGGATTTGAAGCGCGGCCCGGTGTTGGTGCCCAGCTCCTCGCGGTCTTCACGGATGGCAAACTTGCGCAGCATCGCAGTGATGAAACGGCGGTCTTTTTTGCGCATGAAGCACAACAGATGCCAGTGCACTGTGCCGTCATGGTGCGGCTCCGCAACGCGGACGCCATACCAGCGCAGCCCGGCCTTGTGCATTGCCTTGCGGAAAGCGGCGAACGTATCAACCAGATAGTCACTGCTCTGCCGGACTGTGGCACTAGTCCACTTCGGATTAGGTCTGCCGTTGTTGAGGGTTGCGTGGAAGCGTGACGGGCAGGTGATGGTATAGAACACTGCGCAGTCTCCGCGCATTTCCGCTATCAGCTCCAGTCCCTTAACACAGGCCATCATTTCATTACGGCGGTGTGCCGGGTTGCTGTTACTGGCGTTCACCACGTCTTCCATGTCCAGCGTGTCACCGTCTTCGTTGACCAGCTCATGTGAGCGGAAGAACTCCAGCGATTTGCGGCGCTGCTCGCGCTTGTGGATCACGGCTTCATAGCTGACATACGGGGACGCTTTTTTGTTGACCAGGCAGACAGCACGCAGCTGTTCCTCCCGCCACTCGCAGCGCATCTGCCACAATTTGCGATACCACCAGTCCGCGCACAGCATCCGCGCCAGCGACGGTGGGATCAGTTCATAGGGCACCGGCTTGCGTCGACGCTTTTTGCGGCGTAACTGCTCAAACGCAGGCGGGATGATCTCAAGGCGCATCGCCTCTGCTGCAACCCTTTCCCATGCCTGGCGGATTTCTTCTGGTTTAACATCGTCGCTGACAAACAGATCACCGCAGGCCGCATCAAGACACATGCTCATATGAGCCGCAACCAGCGTGGAAAGACGCTTGACCTGATCCTGATTCATTTCAGGCAGTACCAGCAGCCCCTCCAGCCCGTCATGACTTGCCATGAACCGGAAAGAGGCAGACACCTGACTGTCACGCACGCGCTCCAGCCGCTCAAGACAGGGCCTAATTGTTTCGCGCAGGTAGCGGGAATAGGCTTTTGCTCTGCCCAGGCTATGGAAATATTTAATCCGCTCCAGCAGAGGCTTGCTGATATGGGACGGCATGGCGTTAACGTCAGCCAGAATGACCAGATCGGGATTAAAACGCTGCTGCTCGCGCGCCATTTTGGCACGACTAATCAGCCGGTCCTGCTCCATTTCGCGCTGGACAGGATCACGGGATTCATTGAAGAAATAGCGTTCCCAGACCTCATCGCTCAGCGCCTCACGGCGCAGCTGCTCCTGCTCGTTATCCGCAGCGTAAAGAGCAATCAGGTTTGAAAGCGCAGACCCCGGCGCAACTTCCGCCGGGTCCAGATATGGGTTAACCGCTTTTTTGGGGTTATTCCATGAAAAGGCCACGGCGGCCTCATTCGAGCCGCCGGTGGTTGGTGCATTATGTAATGTGAATTTACTCACTGCCACGCCCGCACCTCAGTTTCCACCGAGATATCTGGACCGGACGCCAAATCGACACCAAACCAGCCAGCTGATTTTGTGGCGATGATTTCTGCTGCAGATTTACTCTCGCCGGCAGCCACACCCATGCTGCGCTTTGCAGTGATGCGATGGCGGGTAAAATTACGATAAAGCGAACGGGTCAGGGACGTGTCGCTGTTGGACACGATAACCGGATGACCTTCTGATGACCGGCGCTCAAGAATAGACGCCAGATGATACTGATCGTCTTCTGTAAAACCGGCAGTGTGATAACCGCTAAATGTGCCATCGTATGGCGGATCACAATAAACAACATCACCAGCCTGCAGCAGCGCCAGTGTTTCGTCATAGCTGGCACAGATAAACGTTGCGCGTTGAGCCTTTTCTGCAAAAGCGCGTATTTCACTTTCAGGAAAATACGGATTTTTATAATTACCGTAAGGGACATTAAAATGACCGCTCAAATTATAGCGGCACAACCCACGATAACCATGGCGATTAAGATAAAGGAAAAATACAGCTTTCCAGAAATCGGTGGTTTCAGCCGAATGATTAAAATCCTGACGGATGTTGTAATAAGACTCAGCGCTATTTGTGCCTGAAAAGAATCCTTTTGAATTTGAAATAAATTTCTCGCAGTCAAATGCAATATGCTTAAAAAGATTTATCAGGTCTGGGTTAATATCCGCGACAAGATAATGAGGATAGTCTGTCGCCATCATTACAGCGCATGAACCCGCGAAAGGTTCAACCAGTCGCGTGCCAGCAGGAAGATGCTTAATCAGTTCCGGCATGATGGAGGTTTTATTTCCCGCCCATTTCAGAATAGTGCTCATACAGCACCCCCGTTGTAGTGTTTGCCTTTCAGCTCTGCGATTTCCTGACAAGTGACGCAGCACTGCACGCCCGGAATGGCGCGGCGGCGAGCTGGCGGGATCGGCGCATCGCAATCAATGCAGAGAACACGGGAAACGCCCGGCGTTTTATTGCGGGCGGTGTGGATATGGCGCGGGCGTTCTTCTTCAACGCGCTGCTGTACAAGGTCCATTGAATCAGCCATCAGTGGATCTCCTGCGCTTCGTTCTGAATCTTCACAGCTTCCTGACGCAGCAGCTCAGCCGCTTCCGTGTGGTTAAGCTGACGTGACACGATACGAGCAGCTAAAGAATCCAGACGCGCAGCCATCACATCTGCGCGTCCCCGGCGTTCTTCTTTGCGTGCCTCAGTCAGCAACAGGTTGAGACCAGCATCATCTGGTCCGGTTTTAGTGGTACGGGTTTCAATATTTCGCATAGTTGTTTCTCCTGAATTTGGGCAATAAGAAGCCCGGCGGGTTTACGCCATTAATTTCTGTTGTGGATTAATTCGGCATGGTTAGCCGTTTGGGAAATAAGCTCACCACTGCACGAAAATGATTCATTGCTTTCACCAGTTCCCGCTTTTCGTCAGTAGTCAGATCACTAATATTGACGCCGTGACGTTCTGCCGGAATTTTTGCCATATAAAAAATGGCTGCCAGTGCCCGCTCATTCTGTTTATTATTTACGTCGCGTGGATCGCGCATATCTTTAATAAACCTTTCAAGCTCCGGCTCAATATTCAGGCCAAACACTTTAGCTCTCAATTCCGCAATATGATTCAATGCGTCCAGCCTTTTACCGGGGCTTAATGGGACAGTCGCTGCAGCGCCTTCAATAGCCATGATTTCCCCTGTTTGGTTGTGGACAGGTCAGCCAGCAGTTCATCCTGAGAGCGGCACGGGTGCCAGCGTTTGCCATCCTTCCCCATGATCCAGCCGTGACCGTAGTGCATTGCCGGGCTTTGCTTTATGAGAAGTGACGCAAAAGAGGGTTCTTTAGTCAGCATAACCACCTCAGATCAGACCAAACGAAGCGCCGAGGCCCGTCACGGTATCCACCGCGCTTGCCATCGCCGGGTTAGCCTGTAAACGCGCCTGCATCGAAACGGCAGCCAGTGCCATCAGACGAGTAACAGAGTTAATGCTGCTGATAACATCGCGGCGGCCTGCGGTGGTTTTCACATCACCCGATACGGCACCGGCAGCAACACGTCCGATTTCAGCAGTAGCGCTCATGACGTAATGCGGCAGCTTCTCTTTTGCCACTTCATTCAATGGCACGCACGGCAGGCAATGGATTTGAGCCAGAAAACCGTCAACCAGCGTTGAGTCTTCTGTGATATCAGTCAGCAGCCAGATCTCCGGCGGGGTAAGTTGATGCGGTTGCTCCGGGTTCAGCTTGTTGCGCAGCGTCTGGACATTCATTCCTGCGCGTTCTGCCAGCTTCGCCATGTTGTGACGCAGCGAGAAAGCCCGGCAGGCTTCATCAAAATGCGGATGTTTGGAAATCTTATAATCAAACATGTTTCATACCTCAAAAGTTCACATAATTGAACTTAACAACCAACTACAACGTTGTAATTGAATGCAGACTTGTCCATGTTTTTGCTTGCTTGGTCTTTTTTGTACTTGAGGTAAAGGATGAATACGCGGCCTTTGTTTTTTTCTTTCTTTTCAATGTAGTTAGCCAATTTACCGTTATGAATCATCTGATAAACAGAACCACGGGAATACCCTTCCCACTTAGCAAACTCGGCTGGCGTCGCTATCACTTTTGGTACACGAATTGAAATATCAGTGCTCATAGTGCAGTATCTCTCGGTTAAGGTTTGGTTTACGTCGTTTTATCTTGTTTTATACGATTCAAGAGTTGATACGAAAAGATACTACGATCCAATATTTGATACGTCAATAGGATTAAAAAATGATACAGGTAAAGACAGGCGAGAACACCGGGGGTAGAGAGGCCATCCATAGGCTAATGGCAGCCTACGATTTCAAATCAAGACAGCAATTGTGCGACCATCTTGGCGCATCTAAAAGCACCATGGCAAACAGATACTTAAGAGATAGTTTCCCTGCAGAATGGGTAATTCAGTGCGCTCTTGAGACAGGCGTTTCTTTACTCTGGCTTACCACAGGGCAAGGCGAGCCGGGTTCAAACATTGACATGCAAAAAGATATCAATTTCGTGAACTCCGGCAAAGTTAAACACCTTTCTGACCTTGTTTCTCCCGAAATTGACAAAGTGACACTTTCTAGCGGCTCTTTGGTGGATACAGGTAAAGCAATCATTGACAGCAGCTTGCTTCCTTCCAATTCCAGTAACTTACTCTTAGTAAATACCGGTGGTGATTCATACCTAGTGGATCGCAGCCAAACACCACCAGTAAATGGGGTGTGGTTGGTCGATATTGATGGAATAAAAAGTATTGTGAAGTTAACCCGTATCCCCGGAAACAGATTGGTAGTTCATCAAGATGAATCATCTTTTGAGTGCAGCCTGGATGATATCGAGGTTGTAGGCCACGTCTTAAAAGTTATTAAGAGCCTTTGATATGACCATCAGAAAACAGCCAAACGGGAAATGGTTGTGTGAGTGCTACCCTAGCGGACGCGATGGCAAGCGCGTGCGCAAGCAATTTGCGACGAAAGGCGAGGCCATAGCATTCGAAAACTTCACAATGGATGAAGTGAACAAAAAGCCATGGCTAGGCGAAAAGGATGATCGGCGCCAATTGTCAGAAGTAATTAAGCAGTGGCATTCACTTTACGGACAGACTCTTGCTGACCCCAAGCGCCTGATGGCAAAACTTAACATTATTTGTAATGGCCTGGGTGATCCCATTGCCTCGGAGCTGACTGCCGGTGACTTTACAAAATACCGTGAAGCACGCCTAAAAGGTGAAGTCAAAAATGAAGATGGCTTGCCTATGTCGCCAGTTAAGCCCCGCACGGTAAACCTTGAACAACGCAACCTATCATCAGTTTTTGGCACGCTGAAAAAGCTGGGCCACTGGTCAGCCCCCAACCCACTCGCCGGGCTTCCAACATTTAAAATCGCAGAGGGGGAACTGGCGTTCCTGGCGCCGGAAGAAATTAAACGCCTGCTGGATGCCTGCGCTGATTCAGAAAACCCCAGCCTGCTCATGATTGCAAAAATCTGCTTAGCTACCGGCGCCCGCTGGAGTGAAGCCGAAAACCTGCAGGGCCATCAGTTATCTAAATACCGAATCACCTACACCAAAACAAAGGGCAAGAAAAACCGAACGGTTCCTATATCTCAGGCGCTGTATGACGAGTTACCAAAGAACCGAGGGAAGTTATTCACGCCATGCAGAAAAGCCTTTGAGCGTGCAGTCAAGCGGGCAAGCATTGACTTGCCAGAGGGCCAATGCACCCACGTTCTGCGCCATACTTTCGCCAGTCATTTTATGATGAACGGCGGAAATATACTGGTACTGCGCGATATTCTGGGCCACGCCGATATTAAAATGACAATGATTTACGCCCACTTCGCACCCGACCACCTGGAAGATGCAGTGACAAAAAACCCGCTTCACAATCTCAACTGGAACCGTTAATTTATGGCGGCACTTTGGCGGCACAGACTTAAAATCACATAAAACCCGACAAATACAAAAAACAATAACGTGATGATTTTAAAAGTAAATGTATGTTTTTATTAGGCTAAAAATGGTATGTAGGAATTTCGGACGCGGGTTCAACTCCCGCCAGCTCCACCAATCATGATTGGACGGTATAAGGACAACACCAATAAAAACAGGAAGTTAGCAGTCTCAGCAGGACACCGACCAGACGGTGAAGAGACATAAAAGGATACGCAAAGGAGCCGCGGCTCCTGGTGACATGAAAGCCCACAGATGTGGGCTTTTTCGTTGATGGTCAGAACGACCAGTTCACACCAGCTACCCCGTTCCACGGGGATTCCACACCGGCACCATGGCTATACCCCACCCCAAGATGCCCGCTTAACGTACTGCTGAATGAGGCTTTAATACCTGCCTGGTATATTCCACGTCTGCCCGACAAATCATTGACGAAATTACCGTCACTATTCACTTTCACCCGGTTATCATCGACAAATTCTTTGCGCACAGCCGCCTTCAGCCACGGCTCAACTTCCATACCGTTCCCCAGACGCATGTTGTAACTCAGCGTTGCACCCAGTTCACGATATAAACTGCGGGTATCGACTGATTTCGATTCCATGCCATTGGATAAATGATATTCAGGGTTATCAGCGGTGAACCCCCGTTAACGATGCATACGGCGTCAGGTTCCAGTTACCATCGGTAAATCGCATCCCGGTTTCAATGTGACCGCCCAGCCCGTTGCTGCGATAACTGCCGTTGGCGGCTCCACCGCTGCCAACCGTGGAGTCGCGAGCTTCGGTACCTGCTAATACCAATAAATTACCGCCATTTTCCAGCAACATATTGGTCGCTAAATTGCCGGAAATGGAAAAAGTGCCGTACTGGTGAGTACCGCTGATTTCAATACCGTTAGCCGTGCTCGTCTGGAGAGCGGCACCGCTGTTCTGGACGATATCTGTCGCTTTGCCATTATCGTTAACTGTCAGCGTACCGCCTTCATTGATCTTTGTTTTTATTGCCTCTCCGTTAGCTGAAACTGTTTGTATTCCGCCGTCGTTAATCGTTGTCTCATTCGCCACCCCCTCGACGATTTGTTCGCCGCCGGTGAGCGTCGTGCCTGTCGCAGTGGCTTTTGTTTTGACGATCTCCCGTCCGCCCGTATTGACCTGTGTTTTGTCAGAAGAGGTGTCTGACTCCATGGTTAACACGCCGCCATTTGCCAGCAGGATATTGTTCGCCGCACCCTGCTCGATGCTGAACGCGACGCCATCCGCGCGTGTTCCTGTGACCCGCGTCGCCCTGGTGGTTGCAACCAAAGCGTCCTGGCTACTCTGCTGTATCCCCGTTGCGCTGCCTTTCTCCCGCACATCGAGTGTGCCGCCGTCATTAAGCACCGAGTTTTCAGCCAGACCGCCCTCATTAACTACCTGTGAACACCCATTAATAATGGAACCTTCCGCTGTCCCGTTTGCCATAATTTGTTGTAGGCCAGAGACGATATCGGTATTGATTGCCTTACCATAATTCTGAACGGTTTGCGTGCCACCATTGATGTGTGTTTTCTCTGTTGACCCACCATCAACAATTTGTTCACCACTTTCGATATTTGCCTCAGTGGCTAATCCATATACCGTTTGCTTGCCACCTTTGATATTTGCTTTATCAGAAGTGGCACTGGCATATATTGTTTGGGTGCCAGCACTATTGAGTACAGTGCCAACATCTTTTCCATAAACATCCATTTTGCCGTTGGCATTAATAATCGTATCAACTGCCCGGGAACCAGTGACGACTGTTAATGAGCCAGCGTTTTCCAGCACTACATTTTTAGCTTCTGAATTCCTGATGTAGAAAGCATCACCATAACTGTTGGTTCCTTCGATAAGGGTTCCGGAAGTTGTGGAAGCAATTAATGCGCCGCCGGATTGTTGCTCAACATGCTTAGCCTCACCACCGTCCTGAACCTCCAGAACGCCACCATTATTAAGTCTGGTGGTATCTGTTTTAGCCTCCTTCTGGACAATCAGCTTACCGCCAGCATCAACGGTAGTATTTTTCGCCGAGGTTTTAGCCACTACCGTCAGTTCGCCGGTATTTTCCAGCACAACATAATTAGCCTCCCCTCCGGTAATAGTGAAGTGAGAGAGCTTGTTGTATCCTTCAATATCAGTCCCTGCGCCCGTGTTGGCAACTAAAGCACTGCCCGTCTCCTGGTTAACCCCATGTGCAATACCACCGGTATAGACAATCAGCGAGCCTCCGGCGCTAATATTGCTGCCAGTTGCCGTACCATCTTTCTCAACAACCTGCCGGCTCCCGGAGGATATAATTGTCGTGTCA